TGTACCGATAACTGCACCAGCATAAGGTGAAACAAATGCCATACAATCCTTACGTGCAGAAGCAATGTTTACACACTTCTGTGCGACTGAGATTGAATCTACTCTGGTTCCTAGAAGAGGACCAGCAAGGATGAAGTCTAGATTGATTGATTCTGTATCAGCAAATGTGTCGTAACCAGCAGTTAGATCACCAGCATTAACAGCATATCCATCTAAACCACCAGCCATTGTGTATGACTGATATCCAAGCATTGTGTAGTTAGTACCAGTTGTGATTCCACTTCCCCAAACAGCAGTGGTGTAACCACCGTATGAAGCTGTTGTGTTAGTAGCATCGTGCTTACCCCACCATAGGTAGTTGGAAGCAAATCTTAAAATATTAGGGTAGTAGTTATCTGCACCCTCAGCAGTCTGTGAATCAGCAGACTTAGAAAGATTTTGGAATTTCTCTAGAACTGTATTCTTAGTTCCTGTGATTAATCCAGTTGCATCAAGAACAACAATACTTAGTTCGTCATACTTAGAACCGTAGTTAGAAGCAAAAGCAGAAGTACCAGGTCTTGAAACAAGAGTATTCCAGTTAATATCTGTATCAGTAATTTGTACTGTATCCCACCACTTACTAGCAGCACTTATACCCACAGCAGATAGTTCAATAACACTATCAGCGTCAGCACCAGTAGCAGCAGTTGTACCGAATTGTCCACGATCAACTGTAAGTTGAGGAGCAGAAGCAGTATCTGTTACCTTAACAATTTCTGCATTGTTGATGATTAGATAATCACCAGTAGCAATACCAGTAGCAGATGCAACTGTGATAGTAGCATCACCAGCAGCAACAGCACCATTAAGTGCGGTACTTGCAGCACCTGTCTGTTGTAGTAGAAGATTTGAAGCACCTGCTACTAAATTACCGTTAGATTCAAATACTGTAAGAGTAGCAGTAGCAGAAGCAGCACCAAATAATTTACCAGTAACACCGTTGCTTTGATATACAGTTGTACCAGCAACAGCAGTTACAGCAGCATCTACAGTTACATCGAAGTCATAACCGTGGTCTACTGCGTGAACGCTTATGTTGTTTCCGTAAACACCAGCCCACTTAGTACCGTAATGGAAAGATTGAGCAGCATCAAAATGATTAGTTACATAATCGGTGTCGCTCTCTATAAGAACAGCAGACGCAGAGTCTGTTACAGCGTTCTTAAGATTGTCATCTCCAACACGTATAACTTGGAGTTGCCCACCGTATGATAGGAAGTTAGTTGCAGTAAACCAATAACCAGCGTTACTGTTATTAGGCTTACCAAAATATTCTAGTAGTGATTTCTCGTTGGTGATGTTCACCATCTGATTCACTGGACCTCTCTCGAACGGTCCAACTAATGCTCCAACGTTATCTACTGTTGAGTCTATACGAGCGTTAGTAAGGTCACGTTCCTTAATAACAACTCCAGGTGATACTTGCCCTGCCATTTAATTACCTCTCCGAATGAAGATCCAGATTTGTCTAAATTTATTTATCTAAACCTGATGTTTCAGTGGGGAAACGATGCGTGAACTACCAGTCAGGGTATGATTCGTTTGGCGACTTATCCTTCCTTCTTTCTTGTATTCTTTTAATGGTACAGACCTTACATTCATATGAATAAGACGAAGCAAGTTTACCTCTAGCCTTCCTAGTAAGATAGAAGTCTTCTATTAGACTTTTCTCTTCTTCACATACTCTACAAGTTCTCTGTTTAAAGATCAAATGGTCTACAGAAAACTCTTCATCAAATTCCATTATGACACCTTACCACCTGGAAGATATCCTTCGTGATTAGGATCACATTTCTCCACCCAATTAAATCCACTACCTTCAGGGTAAACATAATTTCCATCATCATCAAACATACCTGAAGTGTCTGCTATCCTTGACTCCTTTGATGGATACTTAGGGTAAGGTCTTAACCCTGCTCTCATCTCATTACCCTTTCTCCTCCTCAACTGATTACCAGTCTCAGGCATATTATCTTTATCCAACCAAGCAGTACCTAGTATCTCCTTGATCATCTCTTGTGTGTAACCGTTAGGGTGACTCATTGTGAGATCTCATCGTAAGGTGGCTCCCATACTGGGACTATCTCATGCTTTGATGTAGATATCTTTCCTTCTTCTAACTTCTTCTCCAACTCTTCAACGCTCAGACTATGGACAACAACCTTGTTGTCTCTATCATACACGTGGAAAGCTAGATCTGTCATTTTATTTCTGGGGTATTTGGGTTTTGTAATTCTTTGGATCTGGTGTGCCTTTAACAGGGCCACTCGTAGTCGGCCATGCGTTGACTATCTGTAGATATATTTCTTCTCTGATGATCTCACGTAGTCTAACCTCTTCAGCATTAGCTCTCTTCTCAGGACCACCTTTGTAGTTATCTACTATCTGTCCACCACCTATGGTGGCACCAGTACCTATGACTGCTGCTGCTGTTACACTTGTTGTAATTTTTTGTACGTCCATCAGAGATAAGTTACTACTATTACTACACGTCTACCTTGTTTAGGAGGCACCATGCAATGTAAACCTTCAAAGACTACTATGTCATTCTCCACTGGTGTGAAGTGATGCTTCTTACCTGCATCATCAAATACTATTGTATCACCACCTGTATTAGTCAAGTAGACTAACAGATTCTTATGAGGAAATTCATGATCATTATGTGGCACTGTTAAGATGTTACTCTCTACAGGGTGGACAGCATTAGCATTAATACGGTACACACACTCCACGTTGATATTATTTAGCTCAAAGATTTCGTTTATGAAGATCTCAGCTTGATCTATATGCTCAGAATTTATTTTAGAAAATAAACCATGCCTAGGACTAGGTGCATGTAGAAATGCATGAGAATAAAATGCTAAATCAGAATACCCTGTATCACTTTGATACTTGGAATACCCTGTTGCCATACTATTATATGACCAACCAAAGTTAGCACTGAGTATTAACTTCTTAAAGTCATTATACTCTGGAGTATCAGGTGTTTGTAACTTAGTAAAAATCATTTAGGAAAAGGCATCAACCCAATATTAGCAGTTGCTTTTCTGGGGGTATCGGTTAAGTCAAAACCTAGAGTTATTCTTGGTGTGTAGAATGGTTCGATCAACTCTACACGATGGTATCTATTACCTGGTCCTATGTATACATCACCTACTCTATTCTCAATCTCATAATCTTCAAAGACTGTCTTAGTAAGATGAGGATTGATACAGATGTAACCATGTATCGGCCATTCATGATTGTGCCACTGTAATAGTTGATCAGGAGTATGATAGTTTACCCATGACTGCATCCACATATTCTTTGATGTACCGATGTAGTCATAAACAAACCCCCTCAACTCATTGTATAGGTCATAGAAGACCTGAGTTGGGGAGGTTAATCCGAATGCATTGTATTTTTCGTACGACCAAGTAGAATCTATACCTCCAAGAAGAGGTATAGCATTATCTAAAATATTGATCATCACTCTCTGATTGTCTAGGACAACCTGAGATTTATATAATTTATGATCCATTTACAATGGTGAGTTAGGCACTGGTAGCGAAGGTCCAGCAGGTTGTGGTGTTGGTAAATTAAAATCAGCAGCACCATCAAGGGCACCACCACCGAGAGCACCACCAAGACCACCGAGTGATCCTAATGCTTTCTCTTTAACTGACTCTATGATGGATTCTTGGTTAACATAAACGTAACCACCAACGCCAACAACGGCAAGAGATACAACACCAGACGCAATAGCGACGACATTAATAATTTTCTGCATGATTCTTATAATGTATAAGGTTTTTCATCTTTCTTACCAGGATCAACAGCAATAATTTTTAGTGGTGCTTGCTCAATCCTTAAGGTTTGCACAGGTCCACCGCCAGTACCGTTGCCATTAGCACCGTTACCGTTGCCATTCATCTTCATGGTACCATCACCCTTCTTAGAAGCAGTTTGAATCCCAAAGCTAGCTAAAACCCCTGTAAAAACAGAAGCTATAAAAGTCGGATCGATTTTCTGTTGTGGT